CTGCTGATGCTGCTGCTTGTGCTGCTTATGCTGCCTATGCTGCATACAAAGAGGAGCTAGAAAATGACAACATATAAAGTAATATCATGGAATGGCTCAACCACCCTAATTTCAGCCTTCACAGAATCTGATGCATACCAACAAGCCGCTGAGTTTTGTGGAGATGATGGTATTAAAGAATTTACAGAAGTATAACCCCTTTTGGTTCCTTTCTAGGGAGCCTACACTAACACAATAGAGAAACTATTATGTCAAATCAAAATATTCAAGAAGTATTTGGTAAGTTTGCGGCAGTATTAGCATCTGGCCCAGTCCTATTTAATACTTACAAAGATGCTGCATCTGCATTGAGTATGTATCAAAATGGCAAAGAACATAAGGATCTTGCAGAGCGGTATTGTGAATCCCAAGGTATTGGACTGGACACAAAGAATGCTCAAACCAAGATCAATATTATTATGTCATTCTTGACATTTGCAGACACCTTAGAAGTTGAAGTTGAAGATGAAGATGAAGCAATTGAGCCACAGTTTTGAGTTACAGACCAGCTGTAGGTGAAATAATCTTCGTAAGCACCTACAACAACAAACCAAGACTGGTTAAGATCGAAGAATACGAATACTGCCAAGAGGAAACTGGAGATGTGGTGTTCTTCACTTTCCAAAAGCCCGGACTTTCCTTTGGAGCAGGTTCGTATTGCCGTTTGGATAGTATTGAGTTTCACCCTGAAGTGCCGACAAATACTGACGTAGTATATAAACTGATTTCAGTTAAAGGTGGCACCCAAGGAAACTATGACTTATGGGAAATAGAATACTACTTTGAGCCTGAAGTAGCACTTGGGGCGCTTGAACTTTATGAGTCCGGTAAGCTCAAGTTATCCATAGGAGTTGATTTGAGACATGCTGACCTGATGGTAGTGGTTGAGAGGTTGTAAATATGCAAAAACTTAGTGGTATGCCTAAAACACAAATCTTTACTCACTCTGCGGCATCTTTGTTGGGAGTTGAAGTGTATAGGCACAACAAAGAAAGAGTAAAAGAGTTGAAGAAGGAGCTTGCCGAGCTAAAAATCCCCTATGATGACGCAGTAGCTGAAATGGAGGCAGTAAAAAGGGCAAAACATATTGCTCGTGAAAAATACAATGACACAAGAGAGGCATATGAGGATGTTAAAGATAAGATCACGTACTTTGAGGTATTATCAGGCGACCGCAAGCCTCATGAGTGGCCCGGATGTGCAGAGGATGCGGCTCTGGAAGTTTTAAAGGGAAATGAAACTCACAATGAGTTCTATGAAAGCTAGTAATACCGCAACGACAACATGTATGTATACTTCTGTATGCTGGAGGTATACGTATATGTATACTAATCAGTTAATTAAGTAGGCCACTTCAGCATAGCTTCCTAGATGTGGGCAAGTCGCATACATGTAGCGAAATTGTAACCCATCACTAACAGGAAAGTGTAGAAAAGGTGTGAACCCCATGAAATTGGCACTAGCACTGGAGGTGGCCTACCTAATTAACCAAACAGAAGGACAACACCATGAAAGAATCTTTACAGGTAGCTTCCATACTTTTGTTGGTGTGCTATGTGTTGTTCGTCGTAACTATGGCCAGCAATATAAAGCCAACCAACACAGAAGTAGAGTTTGAATTTACAGACACAAGCATAGTAGAGGCACCTAAACCTAAACCAGAGCCTGCTGTAGAGGCACCAACCAGACATGAGACAAATGTTATGAACTTAAAACAAATAATCAAACTCGAAGAGGGCTTCCGGGCTAAGCCATATATCTGCGATGCAGGGTATGTAACCATAGGATACGGCACAAAGCTACACAAGAAATTAGGACAGTCACCAGCTGATTTCCCAATTCAGGTAACACAAAAACAGGCAATGGAATGGCTGGAAGGCGAAGTTGCCATTAAGGATGCTCGGCTTGCTGTAAGGTTCCCAGTAATGTACAATTCACTTGACCCAGACCGTAGAGCCATCATACTGTCTATGGCATACCAAATGGGAACTTCTGGCGTGGCCAGCTTCAAGAATATGTGGATAGCTGCTGCCATGCAGGATTGGAAGGGCATGGCATTTCATGCGGCGGATAGTAAGTGGGCCAAATATGATTCGCCCAAACGTGCCTATAGACATATTCGCGTACTGCGTGGTGAGAGTATAGAGCAAGTATACGGAGAGTGATATGCCTAGCAACAAAAACAAGATAGTGGATGCGTGCATCGACTTTATAGACACCAAGGACTGCAACTACTTAGCCAAGGAAGGGCAGATAGTGTTCTACTCCAGTGATACGGGCCGTAAGTCTGACTTTAATTGGAGGCACTATTCTGTAGCTGAATGCCTAAGACACATTAAAGCTATCCACCTAGACTTTGACCTAGCTAAAGAGCTTCAGGAAGGACATCTTATAGCTGCTTTTCAAGAGATGGGGCGGGTATATGAGTATGGAATGAAGTCTAGGCATGATGTTAGGGAAGGACTATTTAACTACTTAGCTCAGTCTGGCATGAACTTAGGAGATGACATAGCCAGAAAGGTGGTAGAAGAAGTGCAAGCACTTGGTCTGCAAGGGATACTGCTAAGGGAGGCAAGGCAGGCATTTGCAGGAGCCATGCACAAGCTTGATTTATCGGTATCCATACAAACCATGAACGACCACCTGTACAAGCATTTTGACGATGCTGGCTATATCATTAGGCAGAAAACTAACCGGCCCGTGATAGAGGGCAGGAAACAGCCAGTGGCAATGCTTGAAGGAGCAAAACCGTCCTCTGTATACGCCTTACGACTAAAAACAGTAGAAGACATTAGCAAGAAGATTGTTAAGGAGCTAAAATGACAAAGCATGACATATTAGAAGATAAATACCTAAGTGCCAAGGAAAATAAACGTAGAACAAGAAAGATAGCTGAATCTTATGGACTTAGTAACAATGATGCCAATGATGCTGCCATTGTCGCCTCGCTCTATGCTGACATAGTTTGGGCTGAGCTTAATAGTGCTGGCAAGAAGATTTAAGGAGCTAAAATGACAGAACCACTGTATGTCATGGTAAAGAAAGAGAAAGTTAGAGTGATAGATGACATGTCAGCTCAGTACTACGTAGAGTTTGCTGATGGTACTTGTGATTTTGTATTTAAGAAGGCTACCAAGCCCGTAAAGAACTAGGAGAACACCATGGCGACATGTGTAGAGAGAAAGGCATGTCCAGATTGTGATAGCTCTGATTCAATTCAGACTTACCTCAACATAGATGATGCTTTGGAAATAGAGTGGTACACTTCATTCTGTCATGGCGAGTGCTGGGAACCTAAAGGCGACCCATATGTAGGCAAGACAGCACCAAAAGTGCATGTCAAAACTATTGAAGAGGTGGCTGGAGAGGTCAATGATGTAAAGGCATGTAGACTATTCATACCTAAAAAGAAGTATCGAGGAATACCGGGTAAGTATTTTAAGAGCTGGGGAGTGCGTGTGTTGCTGAGTGAGTTTGATGGCAAGACACCATATGCCCTAGCTTTTCCAGTTTCCTATAACGGAGAACTTATGGGCTGGAAGTGTAGACCACTGAAAAGTAAGAACTTTTACGGCATTGGCATTACAAACAACATTGACCCGTTTGGGCTTGAAAGAGCATTTAGGTTAGGCGGGAACACCCTTTGGTTTACTGAAGGAGAGTTTGATGCCATAGCACTAGACTACTGCATGACCCAAGCTGGAGGCAAAGACAGATACCCTGTTGTGAGCCTAACCCACGGTGGAGGCAGTCTGGAGAAGAACCTAAAGCTTATACGGTCTAGGCTAGAAGCAAGAAATTACAAGAACCTAGTATTCGTACTTGATGATGACCCAGTTGGGCATCTGGCAGAGGACAGGGCAAAGGAGCTTTGGCCAGATGCTATAATCGTAAATAAACCCAAAGGCCAGAAAGACGCAAATGATGCAGTAGAATCTGGACTAATTATGGAGATGGGCAACCTAGCACTACGCCCCAAAAGATAGATGGAAAACACACCAGAAGAAATTGAAATCTTAGACGAAGACTTAAACTTAGACACGTACATCACAGCACAAGAGACTGGCACAGTAGTTAGCTACTATGTTGAAGATGGCGAATACTTGTGTGATGGCATGTACATGAAGAATATTTAGGAGTAAACTATGGCTACCAGTAAGAACTACGTACACACTAGCCAGTCTTTAAAAGCTCAAGATGGGGCTTTTGAAAACTATCACTATCAATTAGAGGATGGCGAAAAGTACAAACTATCTGAGGGTGAAATGTACTGGATGAGCTATATTAGAGACAAATATGCCATATATAATCACCTCATATGGAACATGGAAGGCAATATATACACAGTAGATTTGGTTGGCATGTCTGAAGCGCTCGTGGCAGATGGCTGTGAGTGCAAAGCACCCTGCCTGTCAGGCGAATCAGCACTACAAGCAATTTTCTTTTACAGCTCACTTGGAGAACAATCATGAGTAGACACTTTTATACACTAGAAGAATACGAAAACGCATCTGTGGGCGACCAACAAGATGCAGTACAATCTTTTGTAGGCCAAAACATTAACACTTGCAGTACACACTTAGTAGATTGGGTACTGTCTATTGCCTACGACCACGATGATGCCCCGTTTACTTATGAGGACATAGAAAACAATACACCAACTGGAGTAGTAGACTTACAAGGCATTGGCTGGGTACACCTAACAGAAGAAGAACGAGATGATATGCTTGAGCGTTATCAGTATTTGCGAGACAAAGCTGAAGATGTTGCTGAAGATGCTTTGTCTAAGGCTAAGACCTTACAAGAAATAGCTGATGATGCTGCTGATGCTGCTTTTGATGATTCTGATTTTGCTGTTGCCCTAAATAACCCTGATTTTTACGGTTCCGATTTTGATGCTGCCTTTGCTGCCACTGCTGCTGCTTCTAAGGCTGAAAATGCTGCTGCTGACTATAGTGCCAGAGCAGAGAAGTTTTCAGAGCATGTGTACGACAGGTTTGTAGGTATTTGCGATACACTGGAAAGCATGGACTTCGACGACTACCCAGAAATTTATGAGTGGTGGGATTGTGACTCTTGGTTGCTAGCCAGACTTGGAGAGCGCGGTAAGTGCATCTTGGACAACACCTACTGGGGACGTTGTACTACTGGACAGTCTATAATGCTAGATCACGTAATAGTAGAGATATACAAAGACACATTAAGCAAAAGGAAAGAGTAAATGCCGGATGTAGAAAACACAATAAAAGAACTAGAAGAGTATATAGCCTTTATGTCAGGTGGAGCAACAGGGCGGCTACTTAAAGATTGTCACACTATCATATTGAGGCAAGAAAAAGAGCTGTCCAGTAAAAGTGTACAGCCTTGGGAACGAGGACTTATTAAGAGGTAATATCATGACAGACACAAATAAGGTACTTGAAGACTTAAAGAAGCACATGGACTTTGCTATAGGGGGATCTGTAGGTAAACTGTTGAGAGACTGCTACAAGACTATTAGAGATCAGAAAAAGGAGATGTCCATAATGAAGTATGAGATAGATGAGTTGGACTACTACACCAAGTTCTTGAAGGCTGGATCTAATTTATGTATAAAGTGTAACGCAACTAAACGGCCTATTAGCAGCCACAATCATATGCCTAAAGATTAGGAGAATACTATGGCCATTTGCAAATATTGTGAGGTCGAATTTGTACCAAAACGTAGTACTTCCCAATATTGCAAACAGTCATGTGGGAATAACTTTAGGGCAAGGAAGTTTAGAGCTTCCACCGGACAAACTAAAGAGTTCAAGGATAGAACAAACAAATACAGATCGTCACCCAAAGAGAGATATTTAGTACAGAGGAACCAAGCCAAAAACAGGGGAATAGACTTCAACCTAACTTTTGATGAATGGTGGAAGCTTTGGGAGCCTTACTGGGCTGAACGAGGCAAAGGCAAGTTGGTGATGTGTAGGACTTTGGACTGTGGGCCATATGAAGTTGGCAACGTGCGAATAGATACACACCAGAGCAACATGCAAGAATGGCAAGATATTAGGAGAAGTCAAAATGGGTAAAAGACTATACGCAGCAGACATCGAAGGCGATGGTCTGCTAGACACAGTAACAAAAGTCTGGTGTGCAACCTTCACAGAGTTTAGTCCAAACATGAAGGTACTTGGAACAGTAACTTACACCAAGTTAGAAGACATTGTAGCGATGTTTACAAATCCAGACAACATCCTTGCGATGCACAATGGACAGGGCTATGATGGGCCTGCTATTGCCAAAGTAGCTAAAGTTAAGGTACAGGCAAAAATAATCTGCACCTTACACTTATCATGGTACATGTATCCAAGGATGATAAAGCATGGATTAGCCACTTGGGGAGAAGAGTTAGGCATTGCCAAGCCAGAAGTTGATGACTGGGAAAACCTATCCCTTGAAGAGTACGTACATCGCTGTGAAGAAGATGTCAAGATACAGACAGCCTTGTGGTTGCAGATGTGGAAGCACTTGATGCTGCTGTATAGCAACGACCCCAAAGCTGTGTGGCACTGCATTGATCACGTAAACCTTAAGGCTAGAATTGCTGCCCTTAAAGAGAGATCTAAGTGGAAGATTGATGTAGAAAGAACCGAAGAAGCGCAGGAGATGTTTCAGAGTAAGTATGATGAAGCAAAAGAAGCGCTAGATGTGAACATGCCACAGGTTCCTGTGTATGCCACCAGATCATTTCCCAAGAAGCCCTTTTTAGTAAACGGCAAACTATCTGCTATTGGGTTGAGGTGGGAAGAACTGGTAAAGAAAGAAGTAGACGAAAAACATTGGCCACTAACAGGTGTATTAGACTACAGGCAAGATATAAAGGTTGTCACTGGCTACAAAGACCCCAACGCTGGATCTTCTCAGCAAATCAAAGCTTGGCTGACGAGTATGGGCTGGGAGCCAGAGAGCTTTAAGTATGTGCGTGACAAGGTAACTAAGGAAACTAGGATAATACCTCAGATTAAGAATCAGGAAACTGGAGAGTTATGTGAGTCTATTGTTAGACTAATACCTAAAGAGCCATCTTTGAAGTATCTTGAAGAGATGTCTATTGTTAAGCACAGGCTAACTGTTGTGAAGGGCTTTCTAAGGCATGTAGATGAGGATGGGTTTGTTGTTGCTGCTATACAAGGTTTGACGAATACGCTGAGGTTTAAGCATAAAGTATGTGTTAATATTCCCAGTGTACGTAAGCCGTATGGTGAGCTGATTCGTGGCCTACTTATAGCCAAGAGCGAGAAAACAGAGCTTTGCGGTTCTGATATGTCCTCTTTGGAAGATCGTACCAAACAGCACTATATGTTTAAGCACGACCCAGAATATGTAAAAGAGATGCAAGAGGAAGGCTTTGACCCTCATTTGGATATGAGTTTAGCTGCCAACATGATTAGTCAAGAGCAAATTGATTGGTTCAAAGCATACGACAAGGAAGCGGCAAGCCATGAAGATCATGACACTCATGCAGCACTGGCACTTGTTCGACACGCTGGGAAAGGCACCAATTACGCAGCTACATATGGCGCTACAGGCCCCACTATTGCTCGTTCTGCTGGGGTTGCCCCGGAGGTTGGAGATACGCTTCATGCTGCATACTGGGATCGTAATTGGTCGCTTACGGCCATTGCTGATGAGTGTGTAGTTAAGACTAGCCGTGGACATAAGTGGCTTTGGAATCCTGTTGCTAAGATGTGGTTCTGGCTAAAAGCTGAGAAGGATAGGTTCAGTACGTTAAATCAATCTACTGGTACATATGCTTTTGACCGCTGGGTATTCTACATATTAGAGCAACGCGAACAGCTAACTGCTGACTTCCACGATGAGGTTGTACTAGAGCTTAAAGTGGGCAACAGAGAAGCTATGACTAAAATACTAAGTATCGCTATGGACAAAACTAACGAAGAATTAGACCTCAACCGAGAGCTTGACTTTGATGTAGACTTTGGACGAAGCTATGCGGAGATACACTAGGAGAATTGATATGACTATTACTGAAGCTGACTGTAAGGCTGCTTGGGATGCTGCTTATGATGCTTGGGATGCTGCTGCTGATGCTGCTGATGATGCTGCTTTTGCTGCTGCTGATGCTGCTAAAAGTGATGCTGAT